GAGAAGCTGCCGCCCCGAGTCGAATTGGCCCAAAATTGGCCCAAGACTGACGACAGGGCCTAAATACACCTCTGGAACCCCCGCAGGACAAGCACTTGATTTCTACCGCTAACATCACCATGCAGTTTTTTGGTGGTGTTTGGCGGTGGCAAAGGGTTGAATTCATTGGGTCAAATACCCCTCACCCCCCCCTCATTTCCCCATCAGTGGTATCAAAATTGGTATCGCCGCTCACTGTCCGCTGAGCGAAAATAGCTGCCTACCTTGAGTGCAGCTTTCATTGCATTCCATATGGTAGCCTAATGCCTTCTTATTCCGATGGAACGAGCGGGCGGAGCCATGGATTACCTTTCTAGAATCTGTTTCAACCAAAGTGGCTGGACTCGCCCAGACGGCAGCGCCGTAGGAATGGAGATCAACACCTTCTACGCTGAACACGGTCACGGTCACGAAGAGTGGTTATTCCGCAGCGAATGGCAGATAGACGGTTGGCAGTACGGGTTCCTTCAGGGCGTCAATAACAGCCGCGCACGCTTCGAGGGCAGTGATGAGCTGAACGACGTGACTCTGTTTACCTTTACCCCAGAAGGTCGCCGCTATGTGGCAGTGATTCGGGACCTTGAGTGCTTGAGCCTTCAACAATCCGAGGCAGTGTTCGTTGAGTTTGAGGAAAGGGGGTGGATCGCGCAAATGCAACAGGAAGTCGAGGAAGCGGGCGGCGTAAATGCGGGGATCGCATCCTATGAATGGCTAAATGTTCGCTTCCGTCTTGCCCAGGTGGAATGGTTCCCACCACAAAGCTTCGCGAGCGCTGACGACTACATTCACAATCTCAAACGCTACCAGATGAACACGGTCCCAACAAACATTGTTGTTCCCGACCCAGGACGCCAACTCTCCAAGAGAAAACCCAGCGCGGGAGACCTAAATACTCAGAGCTACCACCGCGGCGGCTCAGAGGGTAGAGAATGCACACCTGAACACAAGATGATGCAAAACCTACTGGCCAGTCAGCTTAGACGGGAGTTTCCGCTAGGTGAGGTTCTGGTTGAGTCAAATTTCATAGACGTCATGTTATTAACCGACGAGGAACGAGTCCTATATGAGATTAAGTCAGACCTCTCAGCGCGGGCAGTCATGCGATTAGCAATTGGGCAATTGCTAGAATACGCCTTCCGGGCTCCGGTCGAAGACAAACGGGCCTTGAGGTTGGTCATTGTAGGTAGGATTGCGCTTAATGAAGTGGATCGGGCCTATCTCAATTACCTGCGTACTCGCTTCGAATTGCCGTTGGAGTATCGGGTGGTGAAACTTCTCTGACACACTGGCAAAACGCTGTGACCGCTCACCTATTTCTCTTGGATCGGTTTCTCAGCATCGGTTTTCAAGACCGTAGTAGAAACTCCCAATCCATGCGGCGCCAGCACCGAAATCCATTCCAAAACAATCACGAAACGGCACAGCTACAGGCCGCATACTGCAAGGGTCGCCGATTCAGTTTTGGAATCGATTTTCACCCCTCATCCGGCGTTCTGCCGACAGCTAGCCTACCCTCCGAAGGCGGCTCACTCCCTACTCCCTTGATTACCTCGATACCCCATTCCGGAAGTGGGTCGTGGTAACCGAAAAGACCATAGGCGAACATGTCTTCGTGCTCGTTCAACCCATAGAGCCGGGCTGCCTCGGCAAATTCAAGCATCTCGCACAGCTGGTCGGCGTCCACCTCCCCGCGCCGGTGGCCGGCCATGGCCATCTCGGCCAAGACGGCGGCCCGGCTATCTGGATCGGTGGCCAAGGCGCATTGGTCGTTCAGCTCGTCCAGCCAGGCGCGCGGTAGTCGACTCATCATTCTGCCTTGCACCACCACGACTGCGCGTACATCAAGCCGTCGATTTCTTCCACCCCATTGATGTTCATGCCGAGCTGGGCCATTCCATTGACCTTGGCGTCGTGCAGCCGAGGGATGACATCAGGCCCAGGCGTCGGATTAAACACCCAGGCCTGGGTCGACACTCGGCCCAGCGGCTCACTGTGGTGGTCGATTATGTGGACGTCTGCCCGCAACGGCGGAACCTTCCTGAGCTGATCGGCTGGTATGGCGACGCCATTCACGCGGCGGCGAACGAGGAGGAAGTACATGCTGCACTAGGCTCTGTATATATACACAGTATTTCAACATCAGGCAAAGCAACCGCGCCAGTACCGCTCGGTGGACTATGCTTGGTTGCTCAGGCAGGAAGGCGACGCATGCGGCCCAATTAGTGAACCGGGCCAGCAGGGCCGCCTAACGCTTTGAGCTGGTAGTCGGTGACCGCCTGGAACTGCGACTCAGCGATCAGGCGCAACCGCTCGACTTCATCGGCTGGCCTGCCGGCTCCCTGAGCCTCGTGATAACGCCTCATGGCGTCCACGGCGTCGGTGTACATGGGATGGTCAGGGTAAAGGATCGGCGGCATGCACTTCATCGGAGTTCCATCCTGAGGAGGCCATCACTGAATGGTAGCCGGTGCCCGTCCTGCTTGGATCAACTGGTAGTCGATAACCGCTTGGTATAGCGAATCCGCCAATAGGCGTAGGCGCTCGACCTCTTCAGGCGGCACTCCACGGTCCTGGGCTTGGTGATACTCACGCATGGCATCGATGGCCTGCTGAATCAGCGGCTCGCCGGCCTCGACCATTCCGATAAACGTGCGCTTGTCCATTACAGAACTCTTCTGAATGCAGAGTAAGATTGGCCTGCAATTCCAGACAACAACAAAATTTTGATTGGCATGTGCCGCAAGCAAATAGCTACAGACAATCCAAATATCACTACGACCAACTCCAACCGCCACCACTACCCCAGGTATCACGCCCCCACACCGGCAACACCTTTGAAACTCTTACCTCATATGAATACAACCTACCCCATGATGGACAATAATCAAATTCTTTATTCCAAGCCTCCAGAAATCGAACACACCACGCGCCATATGAGGATATCGCCCATCTTAAGCAAGCTGTTAAATGCCTAAAACCAACCTTTGATTGAGCGCCTGGCCTGAATTTCCATATTATATCACCATAAAGGCTAAGCTCCCCTTGAAATGAGAACTCACCATTGTTGTGAACTTGAGCATTGCGTATATCTATAAGCCTCTTCCATACGGACTCGTCCGCTCTGCTTATCCACCCAATGCTTGCGCTTTTTTCAACAAGATTGAAAAGCGTCTTTGGCGGCGCGCCAAGTAGATTAGGAAGCATGCTTGAGGCCTTTCTAGAGCAAGACTCTAGGCTAGACATGACTCCTACAAAACATGAGCTAAGGACATCGATCACCCGCTGAGACTGCTCATGATTAAAGGAAATATTATCCTCTAAACTGCCATTGGCTGGCTTATCGAACACTTGCGAATAGTACTCCATTAACTCCAGAGCCAAAACTATCCTATTGGACGCCATATTTAGACCAGCAATCGGCATATGGCTAGTAGGAAGGTTATACCTAGCCACAATGTTATCGTTCAATCCATCTGCTAAAGCCTTTATCTCAAAGATGTGATCCATTAAGGCGCGCATTTAAATTCAATTCCCCTGGTTACCGCTCACAATCATATTGTAGAGGGTAGAACAGGCTTCACCAGCTATTCTACTTCGCCCAAGCGCTGCCGCGAGGTCTCCCGCCATTCGGTCAGCTTCCTCAAGCAATCCCCCAAGCACCACGACGGCAGAGGTTCCTGCCTGGCGCTGCTGGGTAGCGATGGCACCGCAGGTTGCTGCTCGGCCGGCGCGCAGTCGATCGATTTCACCCCGCAGCCCGCCAGCAGCAGACTCAGCAGCAGCGGCGCGGCCTTGGGCCAGTTCCAGTTTCTGTCGTGCACTCTCACCCTCCTCGTCCGCCACTGCTTGGCGGCGTTGTTCCTCGGTCCTGGCCTGGGCGGCGGCGCTCCGGTCGCGCTCGGACACCTCAAGGCGGTAATCGGATAGCTCCGACCTTGCAGCCGATGCCTCAATTTTTCCTGCTCCCACGCGAATTTCCTGGCCTCCAGCCACCAGCACCAGCGCTATCAACCACCAGCACCAGGCCGGTACCGCGCCGAGCCAAGTCACGCTACCGCCCGCCGCACGCCTTCATTGATGATGGCGTCGGGATATGGATTGCCGCCGTTCTCGTGGATGATGATGCCGAGCACCATCCCGCGCAGCGTGGCCGGGTCTTTGATGTTGATCGGGTCCGTGGCCCGGACGCCCAGGCGCTTTGCAACTGCAGCAGCGTAGGCCTGGGTGTCGTTCTCGTTGCTCGGAGCCCAGCGGTTGATTGTTTCGAGCACAGTATCAATGCCCTTCCCACCTACTCCGGGCATGCCGTCCTTGCCCCGGTAGTTGATGAGCAGCTTGCCCAGGGCGCGAATGCCGTTCTCCGGATGGTCGAAGCGGGCGAAGCGCGGCTTTGCCACGCCTTCTTCCAGGCCGAGCTGTCCCTGCCAGGCGTTGCGTGGGTTGAAATCGATGTTACCGGGGTTCTTGTTCCGGACGCCGCGAGGTGTGGTCATAGGTTTTCTCCAGGCACAAAAAAGCCCACAAAAGCGGGCGAAAGGGTAATATTCGCGGCTTACTCAGCAGCGAGATGAAAGGGAATTCAGAAATGCAAGGCAAACACTTGGCCTATCGTCCGGACATAGACGGGCTCAGGGCTCTGGCCGTACTGGCCGTGACAATTTTCCACTTCAACAAGCAATGGCTACCTGGCGGCTTCGTCGGAGTTGACGTTTTTTTCGTCATATCGGGCTACCTGATCACGGGAATCATCTACGGAAAAGGCTCTGACTTTTCCTTTGGTGACTTTTACGGTCGTCGAGTCCGCCGGATTCTTCCTGCCGCGACATTTGTGACCATAGTCACTTTGCTTGCTGGGTCATTCTTACTCTTGCCAGCAGACGTGAAGACCCTTTCGCAGTCGGCAATCGGTGCCACTCTTTCTGCAGCAAACATCTACTTCTGGCTTTTCCTAGATACAAGTTACTTCGCCGCTTCGTCAGATACCGTGCCGCTGCTGCATATGTGGTCGCTAGGCGTCGAAGAGCAGTTCTATATGATCTGGCCGGCACTCATGATCATCGCCATGAAACTCGGCGGTAAACGCCTGCTTGTAGCTACCGGCGTAGTCCTGGCCATCGCATCGTTCGCTGTGAGCGAATACTTCCTTGCGCGTGACCCTTCCTTTGCTTACTACATGTTGCCATCCAGGGCTGGCGAACTGCTGGTAGGCGCCCTACTTTTCCTATGGCAAGACTCCCGCCGTATTACGGCTGCGATTGCAAATATCGCTGGCGTCGTTGGTCTAGCCATGGTTGCAGGCGCAGTGGTGCTGCTCGACGAGAAAAATGGCTTCCCTGGGATACGATCGGTTATCCCTTCTGTAGGCGCAGCGCTACTGATTCTGGCGGGCACAAATCAAGCCAGTCCTCTTTCCAAAATTCTCGGCAACTCGGTAGCTCGGTACATCGGGCTACGGTCCTTCTCGCTCTACCTGTGGCACTGGCCAGTGCTTGCCTTCTACCGCTACGCTTACGGCGAACCAACTTTGGCTGGCGGGATAGCGTGCGCAGCACTGATGGTGGCGCTGACCCAGATCTCGTATCACCTAGTCGAAACCCCGTTCAGGTCGAAAAGCCCTATGTGGCTTTTCACTAAGGCAGGGCCCATCGTTGCGACAAGTGCTGGAATAATAGTCGCTGGGTATGTCCTGAACAATAACAAGGGCTATTGGCCAACAACTTCTGGCGATCAGTACAAAAGGTTAATTTCTCAGCACGACTACAACACCAAACCGGCGAGCCGCTTCCCGTTCAATTGCCAGATGACGAAATACGATCCAATTAACTGGACTGAGGATCAGTGCGTAAACGGCGACAGATCAGTACCTCCCGAAACTCTTCTTTGGGGTGACTCGAATGCGGCGCACTACGTAGGATATCTGAAAGCTATCGGAGAAAGCAGACACTTCTCAATCCGTAATATTTCGCATTCTTCTTGCCCACCGATTAGGGATACGAAAGGAATTCTTGGGCCAAACCGCGAAAAGTCCTGCAATGAATTCAACGTTCGAGCTTTTGCTGAGTCGAAGAAGTATAGAACTGTGATAATCGGTGCGTCATGGGAATCCTATGCAGCGAGAGGCGGAAAGGAAAGGTTTGCTGAAACCATTGCCGAATTGGCCGGTTATCACAATCAGGTAATCATCGCCCTCAACGTTCCTCTATTCGAAGGGCTCGACCGCATGTGTACTGCGAAATCCATTCGCATTCCTGGAATGGACTGCCCATCGACAGCGATCGTCCCCGACCAGGGCGACAGCGAAGTAAATATGTACCTAAAGAAAATCGCCGCACAGTACCCGAATGTCGCAACTTTTGATGTGCGCCCACAAATTTGCAAGGACGGCACCTGCTCGGCATATGACAAAGGCACCCTCCTCTACTTCGATCACGCCCACATCAGTATGATAGGGTCTGAGATTATAGGTCGTTCAGTATTGGAGAACGATCAAGTACCACAACCCATCGCTGCTCTCGGGCAGTCGGCTAGATCGGTAGGCCAACACGTTGCCGATTAATCATATGGTCTGCTGATCCTGAATTAACATTGGGCCCGCCAATAAAGCGGGCTCAATAGTTATAGGTCATTTCACTTCAAGATTACCGAAAGCATATCCCGTGGACGAAACGTCCAGCCCTCTCGCCCCAATCACACTTTCACCGATCGTTTGACCAGCGATTGAAGGAACCGGACTCACCCGCCCGGCACCGGCTGCATTCAGGGCCCATGCCATCCATTTCTTTCCGCCCTTGCTGTACTGGAAGGCACAATTCACGTCACCCTGGACGATATCGATGGGAGCTACCGCATAGCCGCCACGCCATTTGTATCCCTGACCCGCCAGGAAGGTCGTGTGAACGCCGGAGATAGCCGCCTGATAGAACTTCCAGCTATTGGAGTTCCGACGGGCGAAAGGCAAGGTTGCCGACACATAGCGTCCATCCCCGGCCTCATAGGTTCGATCCATCCAGCTAGCACAGAATCCCCGGGTCGGGTGGAAGCAGACCGCAGCGAACACGTCCGGTGCTGCGCTCTTCGGCTGGGCACTTACCGAGGCCTCGTCGCTCGCAATCAAAGGGCCGCGGTTATCACCGATATAGTGCACCCACTCAGGAAACGCAGAGTACACGCCCATCTGCGGGCCGTTGTCGATTTGAACGACCACATCCTCTAGCGCCTCGAACTCGTAGAGAACCTCCCAAGATCCCGGCTTTACATGTACGACAAAGTGCTGAACGCCAACGTAGCGCTCAAGCGTCAAGGTGTTGTAAGCAAGAAGCTCGACCTGCCAGGAGAACGTGGCGGTATCAGCCGGCCCAGAATAGGTTTGATCGACGGCCATTTCCTGGCCGTTGATGGAACACCTCAGGTTCACCATCCGTGCGGTAGGCTTTGTCAGTTCAACCTCGTTCCAGTGGCCGCCGCCCGTGTACTGCGTGGCTCCACCGTCCCCATTGTTGATCGCGCGCACTACCATCGGTGGAAGCCAGTCGGTACTCCAGCCCCCAAGGTCTTCCCATGCTGCCGATTCAACGGTCGTTAGCGGCGCGATGCGCCAGCCCTTGAAGTTGAAAAGCTGGTTGATTTGGTTGGGACCGAACTTCTGCATGAACATCTGACCGGCGCCGTGCGACCAAATGAAGTCGAAGTTATTGCCGGCGGTCTCGCCCTCCACCCACATCCGGCCGGCTTGCAGCTGCTTCGACGTAGCCGATGCGTTCGCGTAGGTGTACCGCGATGGATCGACAATCCAGCTTCTTGCGCTCGCACCCATACTGTTTGCGTTGATCGCAACACCAAGAGCCGGCAATGCTGCGGCGTCGATGGTCAGCTTGAACTTGATACCGGGACGACTCTTCGGCGTGATAATGAGCGTTTGGACGCCACCGTTACGGTCAATATCAGGTGCAGGATCGCTGTAGTTGTGGATCACCACATTGTCAGTTACGGCGCCATAGTCATCCCGGTCAGACTCTTGGAAAATCCAGCCGTAGGTGTAATCGCCGAACAAGGGCGCGCCGTTCTTTTGAAACGCAACCTTGTAATATTTGGTCGGGTCCGCACCTGAAACCTCACAGTTCAACAGGAAACTGTTAAGCACTGTGTTTATTGGCGAAGTCACACCGCCTTGCGCCATTGGCCGAAGGGGATAGTTTTTCCCCTTGTTGATGGTCAGCGCATCGTCCTTCAGATACGGCGCTTCCACGTAGCACGATGGATCGACAATCCAGCTCCGACCAGGCGTACCCGAACTATTGGAGTCAACTGGCACGCCTGCAGATGGCAGGGCTGCGGCGTCGAGCGTAATTTGGAACCGCATCTCCTGCCGGAGGGCCGGCCTCACCGTGATGGTCTGGATGCCCCCGGTTCGGTTGATGTCCGGAGCCGGATCAGAGTAGGTATGAATCATCGTCACGGTGCCGGTCGCTGCATACGTCGAGGCGTCCGCTTCGTACAGAATCCAGCCAAACTCGTAGCTTCCGGCGAGACCTGGCGCGCCGTTTTTTTGCAGGCTGATCAGGTAGTACTTGCCCGCGAGAGCACCGAGCACTTCGCATTTCAACAACAGCCGATTCATGACCGTGTTGGCGATGGATGTCACCCCGCCACGGCTCATCGAGCGGAGCGGCAAGCTCTTGCCAATATTTAGCGTCAGCGCGTCATCTTTAACGATTGGAGGGGCTGAGTACCTCGATGGATCAACGATCCAGCTTCGACCGGCAGCGCCCGTACTGTTCGAGTCAATAGCCGTTCCTGCCGCAGGAAGCGCCGCGGCATCCAGGGTGATCTTGAACCTGATATCTGGACGGAGCTGGGGGGTTACCGTGATCGTCTGGACCCCACCAGTCCGGCTAATGTCGGGGGCAGGATCGACCAACGAGTGAATTTGCGTAAATGCTCCGGTCGTCGCGTAGGTGGCAGCATCCGCTTCGAGCAGGATCCAGCCAAACTCATAAGCGCCCACAAGCCCGGTAGCACCGTTCTTTTGCAGCGAGATCAGGTAGTACTTACCTGGCTCGGCGCCAATGATCTCGCAGTTCAGCAGGACGCGATTCATCACTGCGTTTGCCGGTGAGGTGACGCCGCCCCGGTTCATTTGGCGGAGCGGGTACGCCTTGCCCCGGTTGATGGTCAGGGCATCGGCCAGCCAGGACAGAAGGGACGAAATCTCAACCGCAACACCGGCGTCGTTCCGATAGCGGGTCTCGAACACGTCACCAGTGCCTGGGACCGTGAAGAATCGGTTGTTCGTACCGGTTCCATTGGTCTTAGTTAGGCCCTCGGCAACAGTGGTGTAGGTGCCAATGCTCGCGAGAAATTCTGCGTAGATCTTTTTTAGGGTGGGCTTGGTGATGCCGTTGATGGTGACGAAGTCAGCATCAGACAGGAACAGCGCGTTGGCAGTAGTCACCAGCCCATGGAACAGCTGATTGTCGGTAGCTACGCTCATAGAAACTCCAGGCGAAAAAAAACCCGCATGAGCGGGCGAGCATTCAATTGATCTGGGCTCCAGGCCAAGACTTGGTGTACCAACGCATAAGCTCGGCAGTTAGAGCTGCGTTCATGACCGGCAAAGGCATCCCGAGGAGCAACTCTGCGAAAGCAGCCTCATCGACAATGGGCAACTCAAACAGCTCCAAGGAGGCCGTGTATCGCCACAGATCGTCACTGACAAACTCTGGGCCTTCGTAAATATCGGTGAATCTGGAGCGGGTCGGCCTAAGCCCTAAAGGTGTTCTGATGGGACAAAGAAACCAGTCTGCCCAGCCGATCTCCCATTTACACCACCCCTCAAACAACTTGGCTTCTTCGGTCGACAAGATCCAACTTACTCGCAGGATGGTTGGAACGCTGCCAAACCGGCGACGCTGCATTGCCCTGCCACTCGCCATCGTTGTTCGAACTATTGGGCTGACTGGCTTGAAGCCGTAGCCGTCAGCAACTGGCAACGGAAGACCATCAGGAAGTAACAGCATCCTCAAGCATCCTCGGGAGCAAAATTGTCATCGTCGGCGTAGACGCGAACGTCGTAGTTGATGGCCTCCATTTCCGCCGAGTAATCACCTGGCTCTATTGAGGTCACCAGAACCGGGTAGCACCACCGTGTCGAAATCCCGAACAGCAGGTGAGGTGGCTCAATCTGCTGGGAAAGATCCGGCAAAAAGTCGATAGATTGGATCGCGATGCGGTAGTCATCTATTCGATACGCAGCCCACGGACCGCTGATCGAACCGTCTGGCCGGCGCACTGCTAGAACATGTGTCTGCCCTTCGCTCCAAACAAAAGCCTCGCTGCTTTCGATCACTACCGGCCCCTCTCCTACGGAGAAGTCCGTCATGATTGATGACTGCGCATAGCCAGGAATGTCATCGGCCACCGCGTCATAGTTGAGATAACCGCTGTTCAGCGCGGAGAGCTCAGTACCCCAGCTATAGCTTTTGTTCTGATAGACCTGGGCCCGACGCTGACGCATGCCGTAGCGCCAAGCACGGTCACGATCTGTGACCCCATCGAGTGTGATTTCCTTGACCGTCTGAAAGGCGTCACCTGGAAGCCTGCACTTCACCGTTTCTTCAGCCCAGGTCCTCTGGTCCCGGTACTTGATGGAAACACCGTCAAAATCGTCAGGCGCAGGCAGGGTAAACGAGCGCTTGAGCGATTCAACAATGTTCTGCGGCGTGTACATGTTTTTGATCTGACTGCGCGGCTCATCACGCACCGGCGTGATCCGGCCTCTCTCAAGGGTGAACTCTGCAAACCCTGCCTTGAGAGCCTCGTTGAGCGCTTCCTTGACCGTGCCAGCCTCTTCCACGGAAAAATCGAAGTAGTCCCCTCGGCTTTGCCAAATGGCGCCATACCGCACAAACTCTTCGATATCTACATCATCGTCTGTCGCTCCTACCGACTTCGAAATATACGACGCCCAGGGCGCGATATCGCGCGTTGCCGTTGGTTCGGACCAGGCACCATTCACCAAGACAGGCAGCTTTCTGGTGGCAATCAGTGATACCTGGCTTTCGGACTGTGCCGACAGTTTGGTACCGCCGCGCGCATACACAGCTATTGTGGTCACCCCCTCATACCGCAGAGGGGCCTTATCAATCCGCGCCCTGAGGCCATACCACTGCACACGATCTTGCTGGTTGCTGTCCGACGACTCCTCTCCGATTCGACGAATCCTCATCTCCCCCCTCATGTAGGTGGGGAAGTTGATTGCCCGGGTGAAAGCGATCTGATCTCGACGAGCCGCTTTGAACGTCCAAAAAACGCTTGTCCACTCACCGGCGGTGCTGATGTCGCGGTACTGGGCCTCGACCTTGACGGTTACCTCAACCTGTCGGCCCTTTTTCGAGTAGGCAATCAATCCACCGGGAAAGAAGAAGTCGACCTCAACGCGACGCACAACCTCATTCTCCGGGCAGACTGCGAACGAACCAGCCCAGTCGCCTTCCATCGTTGACGCATCCAGAACAACCGAAACATCGCCGGTCTGCATGGCGTCGAAACCCAACCAGTCATCGTCCACCGCGCCTGTATCAGTCAGTCGAACGACCGTAATTGCCGATGGCCCATGGCTCTCGTCCTCCGGTGTGGCGTCATCATCATCCACCGAGTCATCGGAGACTTCGGTTATCCGGTACCGCAGCCCTCTGTACCCAATTGTTGCCAACAGAGACCCAGGCTGCAGCCCCACCACCGGAGCGCCACCGTCGTAAGCCATGGTCATGCGGGCGTACCGCCCCTCCGTCGCAGCCTCTGTTTTCACGCCCGTGACAAACGCCGGGCTTGACCCGAGGATGTCACTCACAGACCCGGTGATCGATAACGGCGAACCTGTGAACGGCGCGACCTGCTCAGCGATTCTCAGCCTCCCGGAGGAAGAAGTGGCCACCAGCGCCGTACCGGCCAAGGACGAGTTCACTGCCGAAACTAGGCCAGCCAGGTTTGTAACGTTGGTACTCAGCGATACCGGGAAGCTGCTCGATCCTCGAGAAACTGTGAAGTTCAGAGGAACCGCATCGAAGTTGAATCGCGCCGGGGCTGCGCCTCCCGTAACCATGGACGCGCTACCAGGAACTGCCGGGGTGCCGGACACCTCCGCCGTATAGCTCGCAACAACATAGTTGCCAGCATTGGCGCCGGAGATCTCGATCCGCATGCCAGCGAATGCTTGAAGCATGGGGAGATATGGGCCGCTTACGATGGTCGCGCTTCCATCAATCGGGGCCGTGAAGGTGTAAGGGTATGGCAACTCAACGCGTGCGATCATGCCGCTGTCCCAGCCAAACGGGAACCAGCCCGCTCCCTCTGGAACGCTCAGCACCAAATCGGCCGCCAGCAGAGCGTTCCCGCCGAACTGCTGTGCTACCTGGGTAGTATTGGTGAGCGTAAGCCCACCAGATCCTGTATTGGTCGCGCCTACTTCGGTGGAGTTATGCCACCACAGCCGGGCCGTCTCATCGATCAGCGACTCACCTGGACCGTATACCTTGTACCGCGCAGTACTGCCGAGCGAAGAGAGCATCGTGTCGCCGATCTTCACATCGGTAGGCTTGATCTCGAACTCGCCAACGCCAACGCAAAGCAAGAGCTCAACCCACTGCTCAGTTTCGTTGACGAAGTAATGTCGAGGCGGCACCAAGTAGTCCGGGAAGATCCGCGTCCTACCTGCAACCTCGCGAATTACGTCACCAACCTTGACCTGATTGCCCGTGGTCTTGGCCAGGTTCAGGTTTTGCCCTGACCGCCCCTGATTCCGTGGAGTGGACAGCGGCCTCTGGGTCATCATCACCACGCCGACCGCGACCACCGCAGCAACCACTGCCCACAGCGCTACCTCCAGTCCGGAACCTTTCGGCTCTGGATAGATGCGTACGGTGTCCTGGGGCGAAAAGTCAGTTTTCGCCCAACGCTCAGGATTGATGAACACACCGTTCAGCTCGACACTGATAGGCGGAGACTGACGCGGCGTGTAGCCTGAGACGTTATGAGACAGCCACCCCTCAATGGTCATAACCTGATCGGTCTTGTGGCGCTCCAGTGGAGATCCCTCAAGCTTGCTCGGGTAGAATTCGATCACGGTGGTAACTCACTTTCAGATACTGATCTTGAAAACGCCGAAGCGGTTTGATGGTCACCCCGCTGGGCTTCATCTCCAGGCCGTGCAACCGACCTTCCACCTCAACGATCAACGCAACATGGATGCAGATGTCGCCCCTCCAGACGCAGGCAATAGCACCCACCTCTGGCTCGCAGCGCTCCATGGCCGATGCCTCAAGGTTTGCGGCCCGAGTGAATTCTTTGGGCATGGTATTTCGCACGTATCCCCAACTTGGAAGCAGGGGCAGGCCATATACCTGGTGTCGCACCAGCCTGGTCATCCCCCAGCAATCGAAGCGCGCAGGGCCACGCCCGCCATCTTCGTAGGTGGCGGTCAGGTATTGATCAAACATCAGGTGTACCTAAGGCAGGGAACGAAATCTAAGGTGTACTTGCGTCTTGGCCAGGCAAGGTTGATGAAGTCAACGTAGCCAGCCTGCAACTGCACGCTGGCCCCTTCCATGAATCCGCTTAGCACGTTCATGCGGTATGGCTTTTCCGCCGGAGCGGAGATGTCAGAAGACAGGTAAGTGCGGAAGATCATGGTGATCTTCTCCCTGGCATCCAGCGCCTGATCGATTAGTTGCTGAGCCACGCCAGTCACGTTGTCGATAGCGAAGGTCAGCGATTGGTTACCGCTGTTATCGCGTTTGGGCAGCGCGGCATCGAAGGCGGTCGCAGTGAACGTCGCTAAAACGCCCTCCTCGGTCGTGGCCACTAGATCCTCAAACGCCGAGCAGATGTACACGGGACCAGGCCAGGAGGCACAGCGAAGCTCAATGGTTGGAATGATCCACGCCTTGCCGCCAGAGGCGTACAAGGTTGCAATCGCGGTCATCTTCCAACCCTCTGGTTCCTGTAAGTCGACTCGTACGTCTTGGCTACTTTTCCTTGGCCAGTCCTCATGCCGGAAGAAATATGGTCATCAACAGCGGCGATGATGACCTTGAGCTGGTCCCCGTCCATGCGAGTACTTACCTTGTCATTTCCGTAGTTGAGAACCTGGACGTTGAGATTTGGCGAGGGCGATTCCGCCAGTACAGGAGTGTCCACCTCTGCCGCCGATGAACTGCCTGGGCCACCTACAAAGGCAGCGCGACCATCACTGATGGCCTCCAGTGTGCCGACGCCGATGCGCGCAGTAGCCTCAGCATCGAAAACGTATTCACCCCGGTGCACCGGGCCAGCAACCTCATCACGCCGACCGTTGCCGGTGTAACCGCCCTCCATGAAGCCAACGCCGGCCATAGCCGTCATACCCACGGCGGATGCCAGCGGCGTCGCAATAGTGAGGGCGGTTGCCATTGCCCCAGGCGCCAGAGCAGGTCCGATAAGCGGGATGGCCGCTGTCGAAGCGAATGCAGCAAGACCGGCTTGAAGTGCCATTGCTTCAGCATTCGCGGCCATCATGCCGGCTGAGCTTGCCTGTGTTGTTTTGCCGACAACCATCTGCACCGCTTGGTAGACCAGCCACTGCGCTGCCATGTCTGCAAGCGCATTGAGCATTGACTCAGCAAAACCACTGATCATATTCCTCAGCGCATCACCGGCGCTCTCTGCGCCAGTGGCTACGTCGGTCATGAATGTGCTGAGTTCCCCTCGGGCGCTACCCAGAGCGCTGTTCGTCAGGTCTGCGGCTTGAGCTGAGTAGTTCTGCGCCTCATCGGAAAAGTTCGCCCAGGCCTCATGGACACCATTCATCCAGTTGGACTGCTGCTCATCAATCGCAGCGTAGTAATTCGCCTGGTTCTCAAGCTGCTTGTCCAGCTCCTGCTTCAGGATCTCGGTTTCGCCGGCGACCAGTTCTGGGCTTACCTGCCCAGTATTGGCCTGCTCATTCAGCGCCTTCAGGTCGGCCACATACTTCTGCCGCAGCGCCAGTTCGGCCCGCATGCGATCACGCGCCTTATCTCCCATCCCAACGCCAGCGAGTTCTTGCGCATATCCATCAGCCTGGGTTTTCGTTCCGACCTGCTGCGCAGCCTTGAAAGCACTAAGCTTCAGCGCGTCTTCATTGGCCTTCTTGATCTTGTTGAGACCATCCAGCTCAGCAGCCAGCTCGAGCAGGCGTTTCTGCTGGGCTTTAGAGAGGTTGCCGAGCTTGCCCTCCTGCAACTCGAAGGACAGCTTAGCGACCTCGGTGGCGTCCTTCTGCTTGTCGCCAGTGGTGTTGATTAGCTCGATCTGGCGCTTGTAGCCTTCCTCGGTCGCGTCGAAATCTTTCAGCTGCTTCTTCGTGGCCTGGTCTGATTTGGACTCGCCATCGCGCTTTGACTTGTTCGCCCTATCGTTGGCTTTCTTCTGCGCCTCGATGGCATTTGCAAAAGAGAGAGCGGCCTGGCGATCCGCCTCGGTCAGATCTGTGTGCTCGGCAAGGTACCGGTTTACCACTTTGATCATGTCGCCGTTGTCTTGCAGGCCGGCCAACTGCTTCTGCAAGGTATCGAGGTAGGTCTGACCGGCAGTGCTCATGCCCAACTTCGCGGCATTATTCGCTTCGGTCGAGACTGTGTTTTCCTTGGTAACCCCAGTGAGGACACGCAAGGTTTCGGCAATCAGGCCTGAGCGCTGATCAGCATCGCTGACGGCGCCGGCCTGGGTGATCCAGCTCTGCAACGTAGCCGCCGGCAACTGCAGGCGATTACCCACTTCCTTGAGGATCGGGGCAAGGTCGGCACCAGAGGAACGAGCCTCGTTCAGCCGATCGATGATCCCCTGGTACTCGGCCAGCTGCTTGTTGTACTGGCCGCCCGAGTCGCGAACAGGTGCTGTCACTGTTGCAGAGCGGATGGCCTGGGCAAGCTCTCCGTAGGCATCCTTGACCTTGTCCGTAGCGTTGATCTGCTCCTGCTGCCATTTCACCAAGCCAGCTTCGCGCTGGTCCTGGTTGAGCTTCTGGAACTCCTCCCGCAGTTGGGATACGGGCTTTTGCATGTCCTCCAGACTGACCCCCGCCTGGTCCGCGTTGTCGCGAAGCAAGAGGAAGCTTGCCGCTGCGGTGCCGGCGAGGATTGCCAGCCCCATCGGGCCTCCCAGGCCTGCAAGGAGACCGACCGAAGCGGCCTTCAAGCCAGACTGAGCGGTTGCTACTGCGGTGGTTGCTGCGGCCTCCTTTGTCCGCGCGGTCGCTAGCTGAATGGACATTTGGGTCTGAACTGCGGTACCTCGCGCCGCAATCGCTTCCCGCTCAGCGAGAATGGTGGCCGTCTGAGCCTTCCGCTGATCTGCTATCGCCGCCTGTAGTGTTGCCTCAGCCTGGGCAACACGTGCGACCCGGTCAGCCCGCGCAGCCTGCACGGCCAGCCCAGTTTTCACAACGTAGTTGGTCAGCGCAGCTGCACCGACGCCGCCCATGGCCACGGCCACAAGGTCCACGTTGTCAGCCAGCGCAATCAGCACGCTCGCAAAGCCTGCGACTATGCCGGTCTGCTCCTCCATGCCGCCCAAGAACGCCTGAATGGCGTTGCTGATGTTTACCATCGCGTCCTGCACGCTGGTGGACATGTCGGCCGCAGCCTTGCGGTTGACCTCCACGGTGCGCAGCAGACCAGTATTGATGTCTTCGAGCGACAGCTTGCCCTGCACGCCGAGCTTTCGGATTTCCTCGGCGCTCTTGCCGGTGGCGGTGGCAATCGCAGTGACGATTGTCGGCATGGCGTCCTGAATGGACACCCAGCCATCCGCCTCGACTTTTCCTGTCTGCAGCGCCTTCGAGTACGCATCCAGCGCAGAACCGGCTTTATCAGCAGCTGCAGCGTTGGTCACCAGCAGAAAGCTGAAGCTATCTGTGATATCCAACGTCTCCTGGGTGTTAAAGCCCAGGCTACGCATAACATCCGCAGTGCGAATGTATAGCTCTTGCGCCTCAGCCAGAGGACGGTAGGTTTCCTGCGCAGTTTGTAGCAGGTGATCCTGAACCAGCTGGTACTCACTTGCGCTACCAGCTGCAGCCTTCATCCGGTCAGACATCTGCCCGTAGGCATCAACCTGCTGGATGATGCCGCCGATCAGACCGGCGCCGGCCACTGCCGCGAACGCACCGCGCATGAGAGTGCCGGCTTGGTGCGCTGCTGCGCCTGCCCGATCAAAAGCTGAATCGACCTTAGCCAGACTCTGGTCAATCGCCTGGGATGACCGCGCGACCAACTGATCCGCATTGGCCAACTCCCGACGCAGCTGGGCGGTGGTCGCCTCGATCTGGACCAGCATTCCCTGGACCTGTTGGTCGGCCATGTAATTCTCCAGAACGAAAAACCCGCCGGAGCGGGAATTGAGTTACTTGCCTCGGCCCGTAAGGGCCTGGCGCAGCTTGTCGGCAACTGTCGAGGCGCTAGGTTTCTGCTTGGCGCCTTGGGCTTTCCCTTTGCCGAAGGGGTTGGTCATTTGCGACCATTCGAGTCGGGCATCAAGTGCCATGAAAAGCTCAGGCAGCGGCGTGCGCCAAGCAACATCAGGCGCCCAGCCCAACCACCCCGTAGCGATTGAATAAAGCCGGTCAACGTAACTTCCGTCTTCGATGACGCTTACGCCGTCCCGGCTTGGTCGTTTCCCGGCTCTTTGCCGCGCGGGTTGTATAGCGCAACCAGGTAGGCGTTCAGTTGAGTCGACGCGTCGAGCACTCCGTGCATCCAGATCAGCTCCGGCACCGCCTTGGCAGCCTTCTCGTCCAGGCCGGCACCGGCTACCAGAATGATCGCGCAACCGTCGACGCTGAGCGCCGTGATTGCCTGGGAAGCCCCACGCAGGCCACCAAAGCGGCTCTCGATCGCCCGCACAGCCTTCAGGGTTGGGGTCAGGGTGAACTCTTCATCACCCAGCTTGACGGTAACGGTACCGTGCAGCGTGTTGTTCATTAGGCAGGTCCTGTGAGGCCGGGGCCGAAGCCCCGGTCACTTATGGGGTTACAGAGGCCGGCAGCAACTCGAGGATTTCCGAGTTGATGCCCAGGGTGATGTTGCGGCGAACCACATTGTCAGCGGCACCGGCAGCCACGGTGTTGTTCATAACCTTTGCCCGGTAGTAGAACGTGGTCGGGCTGATGGCCGGCGAGGCATCAGGGTCGCCGTCATTCAGGGTCACCTTGATGTTGTAGTCACCCTTGCTGCGGTCTTTGTGAGCGGTCTTAACCGCGTTCTGCCCGGCGTCACCGTTATCCAGGCCCACAGTGAGGGTCATGTCGCCAGCGTCAGCCGTGCCCTTGTACTTGCGCACACGGCCATCCTCGAGCGAGGTGAAGGTCACGCTGCTGAAGGTGTCGCCGAACTCGCCGAGGTCTTCGATTTCACCGACACGGACATAGGTGTCGGCCTCGAACTCGGTTTTGGTGGTCGCCCCCGTCTTGCCGCCAATGAACAGGCGGCAGCCAGCGGCTGTATTGAGGTTGTCTTCTGCGGGCATGGGTGATCCTCCAAAGCCACGTTGGATAGAAGCCGCAGCGCGGCCAGTGGGTGATTCAGTGGGTGGTGATCACACGGACGGTGATCGACCCCTGATAGGTGATGCCGTCAGCATCGCGCTGGGCGTCGGCTTGCTCGACCCGAACGGAGACGGCACGCCCGACTTCCAGCGGCAGGCGGCGCTCGTCCAGGGCGGCGATAACCTCGCCGTTGATGCGCTTCACCTCGGCCTGGCCAACGGCATCGGACCAGACCGACAGGTACACCAGCCGGCTTTCGCGCTTACGGCCCGAGATCGGGCTGCTGTTGACTGATATCTCCCGGTCGATCGAGACGTACGGCATTTCTGCGTTCAGCGGCGCGCCATCGTATATCGGGCAACTGACCTCGGCCTGAAGCCTGGCAAAGAAGGCCTCCTGCAGGGCCAATGATGGATCAGCCATTTCCCACTCCCTGGCTTGCCTTACGCAGCGTGCGGTTCACGGCGGCCTTGATGTCAGCCATGACATACTCCCGGTTGACTTGGATAGATGGCCGCAACCACGGGTGAGCCGGCCTAGCCGGGATATCCGGGTATTTGCCGAAGAAGTGGGTGCCGTCGCTTTTGTTGGTGACACGCCGGTTGCGATCACCGGCCCGCTTACCGCCGGTATAGCCCTTGGTGCCGTACTCGATGAAGCGCAGGTAAAAAAACCGCCGGTTGTCGCGCTTACCACGAATGCCAATCTGGGCGTCCAGGCCACTGGGCGAGACGTACACCCGCAGCGCTGCAGCGGCCGCGCCGGTGTCCTTGGGCATCAACTCACGCTGGGTTTCGAGGATGCGGTTCGCGGCCTCCAGCATCGCGGGCTGCAACTCGTTATCCATCGTCTTGTGAATGTTGCGAAGCGTCCGGCGCAGCCGGATGTCGCCGCGAATGCTCGACCGGCGGGCCATACCCTACTCCTTGGCCGGATCAGCCTTTGCGGGCTTCGCGGCCTTGTCGGTGACCGCTTCGGCGTACCCCCGGGCAATGAGGCCTTCGCCATAGGCCTTGTCGACCTCGAACTCTTCGCCCTTCTCACGCTCACCGGATGCGCCCGTCAGCGGGCCTAGTGCTCGAATTTTCATTCTTCATCTCATGGGTTTGGGACTGATGAGCAAAGAAGCCTCATCAGCGAATTATCATTGTCGGGCAGCACAGCTTCGACTTTGTAAGTCACCCCGCGTCTTGTTAACCGCCAACCGGCAGCTATGTCGGCGCGCGGCCTGGCGATGATCTCGGCGGTGACTACAGACGCCAGCTTCTCAGCTACTGGTGCCACCCTTCCGGTGGGAGTACGAATCTCAGCCCACATGATGGGCGGGGTCGCCGGCAGCCATGTCACCGTCGCACCGCCAGACTTGTTCCGCTCTTCATGAGGGAACGCCACCTGGCCGCGATTACGCAGCGGGCCGGCCCTCATACGCCCCACCCAATCCGGTGAGGTGTCAGGAGCGCCACCGAGCCTTTGGGCAGTTCGGTGGCAATGGTCCCGATCACCACGTCCTCACGGTTGGCGTAAAGGTGGCCGAGGATCAGCAAGCAGGCAGCCTTGATCTGCTTGTTGCAGATCATCGGCGACTCGCCGGCGTCATTGGCAACGACAGCCACATCCAGCGTCTGCTGGTCGGCGTAAAAGCGGCGGTTCAGATAGTCCATCGCCTGCCCTTCGGCCGCCTCGATCAGGAGCTCCAGGTATTCGTCATCGTCGTCGGGATCCCTCAGGTGATGCCGGGCGATGGCCATGCTGATGACCGGCATATCGTTACTCCTTCAGCGGCTCAAACGATGCCAGCTTACGATCAACCAACTCTTCAGCATGCCGCCGAGGCACTGAGTAAGCCGGGCCACCACGGCGCCGGAGCTCGCCCTCATCCATGTAGGACCGCATCGGATACACCTGGAGCGCCACAGGATTGGGGTTAGCCGGCGCTTGTTCCTCGACTACAGGCTTATTGAAATCATCCCCGGCATTGGCTTCCGACGAGCCGGTCTGGGGAGTAACAGCGGGGTCGCCCGTTACCACGGTGGAAGCAATGGGATCTGTCACCACATCCCCTGCCGCTGCATTTGAGACCACCTCTGGGCCTGACGGTCCTTCCTGCTGCACCGGAGCGTCGATGGCCGGAACTGGAACAGTTATTAGGGGACCCACCTCACCAGAACCTGGCAAGAGTCCGGCGCCAGTAGCAGTTGGCAAACCGACCCCCTCAGGCTGGACGCCGCTGGATTCCGGAGTCGAGGCAGGGTCTTTCACATCCGCAGTGGATGCCGGTGTTTCCTGTTTACGTGCCATGGAAGTACTCCAGTCGGGCGTCATTCCTGACGCCCCTAGCCAAAGGAATTAAGGGGTGATCAGCGGACCAGTAACGAACGCTTCATCGCGGTAGATGGCAAAGGCCAGGCGCTCTTCAGCACGGATCGTTGCCATGTTTTTCTCGAAGTCATCACTGTTCTCGGTCGAGATCAGCACTTCGATTTCCATACGGTCGAAGATCTGAGCGCCGAGCTTGAAGGCGCCGACGAGGAAGTCGTTCTGTGTCATCGCCTGGGTAGAAACCACAGGGCGATTCCAGAGTTTCGCGTTGGTGCCTTCCTGAGGCTGGCCGATGATGTAGCGGCCTTCCCCATCCTTGGTCAGCTCAATGGCCGCCCAGTCGATCGGATTGAGCACGATGCCGTCGGATGGAAACTCGGCCAGTTCGGCCTGCAGCAGCGCCAGGCGCAGACGGTCAATGCGCTGCTCGCCCACTACGGCTACGCCAGCCGGGGCGGCGTACAGCTGAGCAACGGTCATGAGGCCTTGCAGGTTCACGCCGGTGCCGTTGCCATAAAGCAGCTGAGCTTCTTCCGCCATGTTAAGGCCATAGCGTGAACGACCGTCGATATAGCTCTGGAGTGCTTTGGCATCGTCCAGCATCTGGCGGCTGGCTTTGAACAAATGGGCGATGGTCCGCACGTTCGCAGTGGCCAGGCCGAACGTCAGGTCGGAATACGGCTTGGCCGTGGTCTCCGCCACAGTACGGGCGTTGTTGGTGAAGCCGGTTTCACGCACGTACTCGATGGAGTTCGATTCGGTGGTGCCCGGTGCAACCAGATCGCGTACGGTCAGTCGGCGTTGAGGCGGGGCAATGATCCCCGGCAGGCGCTGCGTCTGCACCAGGTCACCGCCGGTTGCGGTGGTGATGGCCGCGCGCGGCACGGAGACACGGCGGGAACCACGGAAGGACGAATTCATGTCCTTCATTTCTTCGCTTTCGATCACGAGAGCGCCTACCGATTTCTGCGGCTCTTCCTGATGGCTGCGATCCCGGCTTGCATTCACGAGCTTCTGCTCGGCCTCGCCCAGGCGCGCCTGCAGCTCGCCCTGCTTGGTCAGCAGTTCATCGACCTTGGCGCGGGTTTCGGTGTTCATCTCGCCGGAGGCCTTGATCTGCCTCTCGGTCGCCTCGGCCTGGCTTTTGATCTGATCGCCAATGCCCTTGAGGCTGGCGTTGAGTTCGTTGACTTGGGCTTCAAAGTCCATGGTCACTTTCCTTTCAGAGAATTGAGGAGATTGGTTGCCGCGCTCAGAGAGGCGGAGAGGTCTGGCGCGACAGCGCTGGGCTTATCGGGCGGGGCAGCGTTATGCGTACCCCCGCCGGCAGCGCGAGGCATGCCGGACTTGAAATTGGCAAACAGTTCGCGACGCTCAGAACGAGGCATTCCGGCCTTCGCCAATGCGACGTCCATGGCCTTGAGCGCATTGCTCTGCGTCGACTCTTCGGTCTCGCGCTCGGTGATCTCGGTTGACGACAGAACGCCGGTAGCCAGGCCAAGCTCCACAGCGCGCTTGCCACGGATGAAGGTCTCGTCATCCATCAGTTCGGCCATGTCGTCGACAGCTTGGCCACTGGTTTCGGCATAGAGGTCGGCCATCGCGGCATCGAACTCCTGCATGTCATCAGCCACATCGCGCAGGTAATGACGGTTGCCCGCGAGGAACGTCCAGCAGTTGTGGATCATCAGGAAGGCGCTGCTGGCCACCTGCCGGTCGCTTCCGGCCAGGTAGATGATCGATGCGGCGCTGGCAGCCATGCCAAGCACCTTGGTGGTGACCTTGTGGCTGTGTTCTTTCAGACGGTTGTAGATAGCGATGCCTTCGAACATGTCACCGCCAGGCGAGTTGATGTAGACGGTTACATCCCGCTCGCCGATGGCCCGCAGAGCGGCATCGATTCGTTTCAACGTGACGCCCTCGCCGTACCAGTCTTCACCAATCACCCCGTACACCGTGATGGTGTCCGAGGTGTTTTCAACGGCCGCCTGGATCGCGGGATTCCATTTGTCGAGCGCGCGCGGGCTCATCTCGCTGCGCAGGCCGCGAGACTGGATCTTGTGCTTCATGGATTGCTCCCGTGATTTACTTTTCCGACTGCTGGAGCCAGTTCATCAGTGCGGCCCGAGCGGCCTGGCTATCGTTTTGCTTTCCCAGCTGGTCCAGTGGCACCAGGTTGGATTGCACGGTCAGTACATCGCCCCCAGGCATGCTCGGAAGGTTCTCTTTCCGCCGGCCTTCGTTCCGGGTCATGTAGCCGTTCTGCCCCATCGTGCTGAGATAGGCTGCCCGACCGGCGCTGTCCGCACGCAGGAATGCTTCAAGTGAGTACTCGGCGTAGAACTTGATCCGGTCCACCGCCGTCATGCACCATTTGTTCACGCATTGCTCAATCGGGGCCGTGAAGGACATGATGCAGTAGGTGAGAAACGCGATCTGCTGTTGCTCCAGGCCGGTTCCCCAGTTACTGCCTTTGTCGGTCTTCATCACCATCCAGGGCGGCACGCCGAACCATCGGCAGATTTCCTCGATACTGTGTCCTCTGGACTCCAGCAGCTGCGCGTCGGCGGGATTGATACCGATCATCTCCGGCTTTACGCCCTGCTCAAGCACTGGGCTCTTGCCGGCATTCAACGCCCCGGAAATCGTTTTGACGTACTCGCGAAACTCAACACGCTGGGCAGGGTTCAGCGTCTTGTCCACCGAAAACGCGACGGTAGGCATCATGCCGTTGCGGAACGTGCTGTTAGCGGCGTCGTCTGCTGACATCGCAGAGCCGAACACATCCGCGCCGTACCGAATGGCAGAGAGGCCGACTCGGCCATCCAGTGTAAACGCCGGGATGTGCAGCATGTCCTGCCGCGCAATCTCCCGGCGCGCACCTTTTCGGGGCCTGAAGAAATACCTCAGCCGACCGTCGTCATCGAACTCCAGGTCGACCCGGGACGGTATCAGGAAGTCCAGCGCAATGACGCGACCTGCGGAACGGTGGATCTCGCAGTAAGCGTTTCCCCACAGCAACATCGAGGCAACCACCGCCTGCCAGAAATGGAAGGCGGCCATGTCCTCGTTTGGACTGGTGTGCACCACGTCGTACAACGGAAAGTCCCGGGCACTCTCTCGGCTACCATCGGGCATCCTCCGGTAAATGCTCAATGGCAAGCCGGCTACGGAAGTCGAGATGATACGGACGCATGCCCACACGGTGGACAGGCGCATGGCCTTGTCGACGCTGACTGACTTACCACTACTGGACTGGGCACCGTTGAAGGCACTCCAGAAACCGCCATCCGACAGCTTGATCGTCTTGCCCAGCCACTCACTCATGCTGGCTGAAGGCTTGGTGGCAGCAGCGCCCAATGCCTGAGATAGGGTTTTAATCACTGGCAAGCCCTCTGCGGATGAAGCCGGCGATACAGAAGAAGCTCAGCGATCCTGCAAGCAAAGCCCAGCCAGTACCAGCCAGCATCCAGACCCCGCCGCATGCCAAGCAGAAAGCGACCACTGCGCAGGCGATGAAAATATGAAATGCGTTCATGCGATCAGTGGGTCCCGAATGCCTGCCATGAAGTTTTCCATGCCACCTTGGCCGCCAGGATTGAGGGCCATAAGCGTCACGGCATTGAATAGCGCCATGAGCGGGTCGATCTTCGCCGAGCCGCTCGCTTGCTTCGTGATGAGAATCGAGTTTCCTCGCGGTTCAACTTTTGCGTTACCACAACACCAGGCCATCATCGGCTGGCCACCGTGGAGCAGAGTGCCTTCAGCTAACTTGCGCTCAGCCGTCTTGATTGCCCCACCGAGTCGCCAGCCTTGCGAGATGCCGTCGATCTTGTCTCGCGGGATACCTGCGAACTCGAGCGCATCCAGGATCGCTCCGACTCCCGCTGGGTCGAGGCCTACCTTGTCCAGTAGGCCGGATAGCTCAACTTGCGAAACGAGCTGTGCCACTTCGTCGATGTCGTTGCCGATCCGCTCTACCAGCGTCAGATGGCCGTCGTTGGCAAAGTCGCGAATGCGAGGCGCCTCAGCCTTCCGCCGCTCAAGCACCGACGGATGCGCCCAGGCGTGTGTCCACATCAACCAGCGGCGAGTGTCCCGTTCGCGCCCCACAGCTGCGAAGCCGAGCAGGTCATCTAGACCGCCGCCGTCGATACCGATATCGATCACTTCGCAGCGCTCTATCAAGTCCTGCAGCGTCCGACAGTCCTCAGAGGCTTGCTGCTCCCAATAGTCGGCACCAGCCCAGCGATCCGAAAGCAGCGCCAGACCGATCTCGACATTGAGGTGCTTGGCCAGGAAGCCCCGGAACGACTCCTCACCATCCAGTTGAGCCTGTGCATACCCGCGCTCGATGAACGGCTCATCAACCGACAGCCCCAAGTTCGGGTTGGTGATGTAAGCGTTCGAGAAGTCTCGATGCGCGCCAGCGTCGAGCATCGCTTTCGGGAACTCGTACAACACCGGAAGGAACGACTTATCGACGATCTCGCCATCCCGAACCTTGCGGGCGTACATCAGCTTCTGCCGGAATACGCCGGCGGGCGGAGCATCGGACTGGGTTGTGGCCCAAATGATGAAGCCCTCAGGGCGAGACGCGAGGCCGCCCGTGGCTTCGCGCAGCATCGCCTCGGCGTTCGCGCGCTTGCCGAAGACCCACAGCTCGTCGACGAACACGCCGATGGCTTTCTTTCCTGAAACCGTCTCGCTGTCAGCCGCCACTACTTTCAGCGTTGCGTTGGTCTGCCGGTGGGTCACCGTCCGCAGGTGGTCCTGCACCTTAAGCAAGGCATCGAGCTCCTCGTCCGCCCGCACCATGTCGCGGATCGGGATGTAGGAGTTGTCAGCGATCTCCTTGGTGGGCGCCAGGATGATGAACTCGCCCGAAGGCCGCCAGTTCAGAATCAATGCCGTGAGCATGATACCGGCGGCGATCGTGGACTTGCCGTTCTTCTTGCTGATCAGCAGCATGAACTCGCTAACCAAGCGCCTACCTTCATCGGGGTCATACGCTCCGAAGATGGCTGCCACGAACTGGTTTACCCAGTCGCGCACAGTCTCGGACATCAGCGGACTGCCGGTGGCATCGACCATACGGAGCGCACCGAACACATCGAGGGCTTCCTCGGCCTCGGTGGGGAACAGCGGCTTGAATGGAATCAGATTCTGGCGCGCAACGATGCGCTGCTCCCAGTCGGGGCATGCAGTTGTCCATTCCATCATTTCACCGACCTCAGCGGACCGCGCCGGGCGCCGAACTTACCGGTGGCTGCTTCGGCAGCCTTGTCCTTGGCCTGATCTTTCTTGCCGCTCTCCCCTTTGCGGGGGTGCACGAAGGGCATCAGGGCCTTGGCTGCATCGACGCGCAGCTTCGGCTCGGACCCCAGGTCGTTCATCACCGATAACAGAAAATCCTTCGGATCGCGGTGGAGCAGTGCCTGCATCAGGTCGAAACCGGCTGGCTCCGGCTCGGCATGCTCGTCCGTCTCAGTGGCCGGTTCGGTCGCCGACTCAGCTTGAGCCGATGGATCCGGCGCGGGCTTAACTTTAACATGCGCTTTAACGTCTGCTTTAACATCTGGCGGCATCAGACCCAGGGCGCGCAGCTTGGCCAACTCGGCCGCCACATCCTTGTCCTTCACCAGCCGAGACCCCGCCGCAGACGCTGTCTTCTCCGAATAACCAGCCGCCACAGCCGCGTCCCGATTAGACGCACCTTCCCTCAGCGCAGCTATGAATGCACGCTTGCGGGATGTTAAAGCCATTTAACAAAAATCCTGTGGGGGAAAAAAATCTGTACGTGGGGTCGGAGGCGGTCTAGCTAGATGAGAATCCCTAGCTTTTGCCCCCCCTACCCATTTCGCAGCACGTCGCTGCCGTGCTTCTATGCCTCTCGGCTGGATTTCGACGATCCGCGGAGGACCCAGCCGCCCAGGGCAGCTGCCTCCTCGGCCTGCTTGACCGAGTCGTGGCAAGGCTTGCAGAGGCTTTGCCAGTTGGTCTGATCCCAGAAAAGGATCATGTCACCGCGGTGTGCAACGATGTGGTCTACGACCTTTGCGGCAGTAGTGCGACCGTTCCGCTCACAGAAGACGCAGAGCGGATTGTCATTGAGGTAGTGCTCTCGGGCCTTCTGCCACTTGTAGTCGTAACCACGCTGGGAGCTGTTCATTCCGCTACGCCAGCTGCCCGGCGTCATCACCTTGACCCTTGAGCCTGCGCTCTCCTTGATGCGGGAGCCGAGCGTCTTGAGCCTGGTCATCAGTCAACCCGCACGATTTTGGCGACGTTACCCTTTGCCCGGCACACCAAGACGGCGGCCAGCAGGTAGAACGCAGTGTTGAACCAAGATGCATCAGCGAAGTTATCGTGCAGCACCATGCGGCCGATAAGACTGACGCACTGCATGCCGGTAACGGCGCAAGCAGCCCAGGCCATGAGAGACACGCTCAGCTTGTAGCGAGCATCTGGATATGGCCGATAGCGCAGCCCAATCATCACAAAGATGACGGCGCAGAGTGCGGCCTGAATAACTGCAACCATTCAACCCTCCTTCCTGGCGCGCAGACGGAAGACCCATTGCAGCCAAGTAGGCATGCGACCGGTCTGCATCCACTCCAGCAAGCCAGAGAATGTGACGACGCAGAGCACGCCGCATACGAATGCACTGAAGCCAGCGGTCTGGGTCCAGGCCCGGCCCATCAGCTCAGCTGCACCGAAGTAGCCACCGATCCAGCCAGCCAGTAGATAGCCGACACGGCGCCAGGTACTGATGTCCTTCGCGAACACAACGTAGAAGAAAGCCCCGCCGAATGCGCCGACTAGTGCGGCGAGATCTAACTGGGGAAATGCAGCACCCAGGCCGACACTGGCAAGTACGCCGGTCACTGCTAGGGCGCCGGTACTTGGCTCGGCCATGAGTTGACTCCTTTGAAGCCCCGAACCGGAGCGATAAGGCGATGTGCTATCGTCGGACTTCCATCATTAGGAACTACCAAAAATGCCCGAAAACAATATTCAGCAATTCGATCTGATCGTAGAAAAGCTAATCAAGCTGGGGCACGAAAGCTTCCCTGAGGCGTTCTACGCAGATCCCACAGTTCTGGGTCTATCCGATGAGCAGCCATCGCGTGATGAGTTGGGTGGTACAAGCTACAGCGATGCTTGGTATGCCTTGGACAGGCTGATTGCCAGCGTGGCGGGATGGCTGGTGAAAGAGGGGTATCTCTGGGCCTATGGCAGCACTGGTCTGCAGATCTCTAGCAAAGGTTTTGGGGTAGTGCCTTCGATCATTCCAGGCGGCGAAGTCCCCCTAATCGTAAAACTTAGCTAAAAAAAACCCGGCTCGAATGGCCGGGTTTTTTTTCACTTAATCGTCTGACCTGTATTTGGCATCCATCTCCCGGACACGCTTCTCTTTCTCTTCTATTGCCTTTGGATCAAGCCATGAGAATTCCGAGTCAAGCTCGCCGCTCTTTATCATCCACTCAATTTCACGGTGAATTTCGGTAACGGTTACCCTAGAAAGTTTCTGGGGCTTTCCATATTTTCCTTCCAGGCGAATATGGTACGGCACAACGATGGTGCCAGCATCGTAGAAGCTGTGTGGCATTGATACTCGCATGATCGCCACAACTTCAGCCACCGCCTCCTTTAAAACCTCTTTGTCTACCTCAACCATGCGCCAACTCCTTGATGGCATCCTTTCATGGCTCAAGACTACCGTGTATCGGAAGAACAAAAAACCCGGCTTAGAGGCCGGGCTTGGTTCACTCCTCAACACGCGCAGGAATGACAGGATGAAGAAATAATCGGCCATGCGGCCATTTGATGTCAAGCGGCATTTTCCATCGAAAGACCTTCGTAGCTCAGGATTTTGGCCGCAGCCTCCAGTGCTTCTTCGGCCATCTGCTTCAGCACGTCCTCGATGTCCTTCCTCCAGCGGCGACGAGTTCGCTCAGGCCGAGCGTCCGGATCCCACCGATTGATATCGTAGAACTGAGCCGGCAACACGATCATGTCGCTCGACCGCTTTCCCTCGGCGCCCTTCATCTTTGGGATCGCCCAAGCAGTCACCGCACTGGTGATGAACAGCTTTGGTGCATGGGAGGCAACCATGGGGATCAGGCGGCTGATCGACTGAACCTTTCGCCCCTTGTGCGTGCTTAACCTCGCCACCAGGACATCCCAGTGCCGCGGCTTCAGCTGGCTATGCAACCTGGCGAACACCCAGCAGTCTGCATCCATACGGCTGATTTCGCCGCGCTCCACCGACCTGCTTAAGGTGGCCATGTCGTGGCCGTCTTCGCTGCCGGGCTCGTACAGCTTCTGCCAAGCCTGCTTGCTGGTGTTGTCGATCGCTTCCGCAGCCAGGGCCGAGACGACCGCCGCGAGTACACTGCTGTAAATCATGTCCTTCCCCCTCAATCCCCGGTGTAGTTGCTGCCCCCGGCGCCGAGCCGGTTGCCTTCCTGATAATGCGCACCCGGGCCGGTTGCCCGAGGCTTCTTCAACTGCTCGATCTGCCGGAGTGCCGCCCGAAGCCTCATGCTGAGCTGGGTCACCAGTTCATCCAGGGCCAGGGCCTCGCCGGTTGCAGCCACTACCCAGCCCGAGGCGTTGCAGTGGTCGCATGGCAGTTCGTGGAACAACCCCTTGGTGACCGCTCTCCCACGGCACAAAGGGCACTCACCCAACTCGATCACGGCCTTCTTGAAGGCTGGGCCGTGGCTCTTCCTCATGCGTTGGACGCCTTTACCCAGCGCCGCACCGACAGCTCGCACCCCATCTTCAAGCAGACCCCGTTGGCCATTCCCCGATGGGTTGCCCGGCGCCCGCATCCGCAGTTGCAGCGCCGACACGACTTCGAATCAACCTGTTCCTGATAGCAGATCTGCCCAGGCAGCCCGCCGACAAATCCCCAGCCCTCCATCCCGCCGCGCATCGCCGCCGAGCGGGCCGCGAGAGACATCGTGTTCAGGTCGGCCATGGCTGGGCCTGGACGCTTTCCAGTCATTTCGAATCCTCGCTAGTTACAAATTCGGCAAGGTCGCTGGAGCCCATGTGTTCCGCTTGCTGGGCCGAACTGTGTGAAATTCCGGATAAGGCCTTGGTAAGGCCGTGGATGGCGTAGAAGCCGATGCCGTCTAACCAGGCGTGCCACTTCTCCAGGGCCGCGCGGCGCTGCTGCATGGCCTGGGTGTTGATGTAGGTGCTGGCGATCTTGCCCAGCGTGTGGTTCAGCAGCATCTCGCCGATATGGCCGTCGATACCGAGGTCGGTCCAGGTGGTACGGGACACCTTGCGCAGGTCGTGACTGGTCCATTCACCCTGCCCCAGGCGAGTGAACACCATGCTGGCCTGAGTCTCGCTCAGTGGCAGACCGCGGCGGTTCGGGAACAGGTATACGCCCTCGTAGCCACGGGCCTGCTGGGTCGCTCGGTACCGAACCAACAGCGCCTTCACCTGGCCGGTCAGCGGCAGGCGGTGCTCGGTGCGGGTCTTCGTATTGGCCGCCGGGATGAACCACTCGGTAGCAGCCAGGGAGATCTCGCTCCAGCGCGTCATGCGGGTCTCGCCAATCCGGGTGCCGTGGGCCAGCATCATCAAGGCCAGCATGGCGTCACCCGGGGCCGCTTCGAAGGCCTGGGCCAGCTGCTGCATCAGCTCGGGCAGTTGCACGTCGCGCAGGCGAGCGGCCTTGGGCAGGATCTTGGCCTTGGTGAAGTCATTGAAGCGCATGCCGGCCATCGGGCTTCGGTCGATCAGGCCAAGCTGCAGGGCCTGGCGGAACGCAGTCAGCAGCAGCGCGAACATCTGCCGCAGGTAGGACAACGACACCTCGGCCTGGCACGGCCACATCAGTTGCTTGTCCAGCGCGTCGGCACTCACCTCGGCCAGGGCCAGGTCATCCAGTCGCGGCTTCAGGTGCTGGGCGATAGCGGAACGGGCGCCGGCCTTGCGCTTCGCCGACAGCGAGCGGTCGCGGGCCATGCGGTCGCCGTACCAGTCGAGCAGTTGGCCCACGGTTACCATGCCAGACACCACCGGCGCGGTAGCCGGGTTGCGCAGCAGGCGCTGACGCAGCGCAGGAAGCTCGGCGATCACCGCTGCCACGGTCAGGTCAGGCCAGCGGGCGACCGGCACCCACTTCTTGCCGCGCACCAGGTGCCACGTTCCGCGCTCGCGGTTGCTCCAGAAGCGCAGGTACAGGCCGGGGTGACGTGGGTCGCGCAGGTCGCGCACCGACTTGTCGGCCGCCTGCCGGCGCACTTCGGCGTCGCTCAGCTTCACTTCACGGGTCGCGCTCATGCGACCACCACCGCCTCAGCCAGCAGAATCGCCTGGGTGCGCATCACTCCTTCAGCGTGGTAATGGCGCGCCGTCTCTCGGTCTACAGCTTTGCTACGCCCGTCACAGACATCGTGGCAAGTGCTGCAGGCCCAGGCCCCCTGCAGGTCATGCGGTTTGCTGCCGACGCCACAGGTTCCAGCCATGCGGTAGTGCGCCAGAACGGTGGTTTCCGGGTTGCCGTTGCACACGCCTGGGATGCGCACTTGGCATTCCCGGCCGCGAGCGGCCTTGGTCAGTTTTGTTTGGCGCACAGGATCGCCTCCTTGCAGGTTGATTGATCAGCGTCCCGCCAAGCGGGCACGCATGGCTGCCAGAGCAGAATTTCCGACTTGCGGGGTACGGGGTGCGGCAACCTCTGCGGGGAGTGCCAGCGGCATCTTTTGCAGCGGCTCACCGGCCATAAGCCGACGAACCGCGATGGTGTAGTTGCGCTCGAACAGCTTCGAGCTGGCATCGGATGGCAGCTTGTTGAGATTCTCGAATCCGCACTCCTTGGCCGCGTGCCACACCGCGTCATGACTCCACTTGCCCCGGCCTGCCATCGCCGGATGGGCGTTGTGAGTTGCTTCGCGAAAAGCGGCCACCACGGTTGGAAGACCGAGCATTTCTGGAGACGGCTGACACCACTGGATGAACTCTCCGGGCGGCGGGATGAACGGCGCCCCCGACTGGCGGCATCGCATCAGACCAAACTGCAACTGCTCGGGGCTGCAGATGCCAGCCTCAAGGAACGCGGTCAGCCATTGCTGCTTTGAGGTGTTGTAGGTCGCCTGGTCCGGCCACGCCTGCTTCCAGGCAGTGCAGATCGAGCGCAGATCGCGGAAAAGGTCGTTGATCACCTCCGCAGTCTTCCGATTGAGTTCGGCCTTCACGTCATCGGGCAGCTCGTATCCAGTAGGGATGTGCTGGCCGGACTGAACCTTGGCCCACAGGCCGTGCGTGACAACCGCGACAGGGTTCATTGGGCACTTCCTTGCTCGATCCACGACGTATCACTGTCATCGAGCGACTGGCCACCAGACCCTGCCCGCAGAGGAACGACCTTCGCAGCATTCGCAAGGTCGCGCTTTCTCCAGCCGACCAGATCGGCGATCCACTGACTCTCGGTCTTTGCCAGCCCCTTCGCGTCGTGATGGACGACAAAGCCAGAAATGTCCCTTTCCGAGAATTCCTCGATGGCCACCCCAGCTCGCTTGGCGTAAGCCTCAAGCTGAACCTGGTCGGGAATCCAATCGAGGAACATCGCGAACGGCTCACGCGGAGAGTGTGTATTACTTCCCTTCCCTTCCCTTCCGGGGGTGAGGCCTCGATCACCGCTAGACGTGCCTTCTCCGACTTCTCGGCGAGAGCTCGGCGAAGGCTCAACGAATTCAGGGTGTTTTACGGTAGGTCTGTCGATCTTCTGGTGGTGCCATCCGTTGACATGCAGGTACTGCTTCGATGCCGCCTCGTAGATGGTAATGAGTCGGTTCGTTACCAGCTCAGCGAGAAGGCCTTCCATCGTAAGCGCAGTGATGTCGTCACCAGGGAAAACGAGAGCTTTGATGGTTTTCGGGGACATCGGATGGTTGCCTGCGTCGTCGCAGAAGTTCCAGATTCCGATGAACAGGAGTCGAGCCATCGCCGAGCACTCCATGACCTGTTCACTGGTCCAGAATTCAGGCTTGATGGTGCGGATACGTGCCATTACGAACGCCCTCCATGACTGACAGCCTGACGCGTCAGATTTGGCGAAATGCCAAAACCTGACGTGGAATGCGTGGTATTGCCTGCATCGGCCATGCGGTGCATAATCGACCTCGATCTTTGTTGTAGAGAAGCCGCCCTGCCAGGCGGTTTTTTTTCGTCTGCAATTCCACTACTGGATGGATTCGCAGGTGTTTCGGCCATCTACTGGCGCAAGGCCAGGCAGATGAAAATATGCTCACGGTCACGCTGCTGCGTCTGCCTTCCCGGCCTTTAGCACACCCTTCGTGATCCGCTCGATCTGGTACTGGCGCAGCTCAGGCACATCTGCCCACTGACGGACCGCCTCGTAGGTCACGCCAAGCGCCTTTGCGAGCGCCGTAATTGACCCGAAATGTTTGATTGCCTGGCTTTTGGTCATGGCGACCTCCTTTGCTCGTCTTGATATTCAAGCATGCTTGTATATGCAAAACAAGCATGCTTGACAAGCAACCTTGTAGATTGCGCACATGAAGACCACAGACCGAATCACTAAGCTCGTGCTGGCTCGGCGCCCTGAATTGGGCGTGCGCAACGTCAAGCGAGATATCGCCAACACCTGCGGCATCAGCTATGAGGCTGTACGCCAGTGGTTTGCTGGCGACACTGAAAACATCAAAAACGAGAACCTTGTGGCTCTCGCCGAGGGCTACGACACATCTGTCGACTGGCTTCTGTCAGGAAAAGGCGAACCTCCCCGCAAAAGCGAAGCCAAGGCAGTTGCGGCAAAGGACTCTGGGAGCAGCAGCTCAGCAGCAGATGCTGTTAGAAAGATGCTTGAGAAGCACGGCAAGGGGCTGAGCTCTGAAGCACGGCAAAGCATCATTCGCGCGGTCGAAGAAGACCCTGCTGGAGATAAAGGCAGTGGTTTCATCATTGCTACAGCGCAACCGGCCCCTGGCGACATCTCAATCCCTCAGTACGACATCCGGGCAGCCATGGGCCATGGCCAGGTACCGGCCGAGTACAACGAAGTCATCAGGAATGTGGTCATCCGCGAAGAGGTGCTGCGCGAAAAAGGAGTTACCTACACCTCAGCCCAGGCGCTATCGGTGATCACAGGCTGGGGACAGAGCATGGAGGGAACGATCAACGATAAAGACCCGGTGATCGTTGATCGTGGGGTGAATGACTATCAAGGCGAGGGGGTTTATGTTCTCTCTTGGCACGGGGACCTCCTGATCAAGCGTCTGCAGCGGAAAGACGAGGATCATGTTTGGTTAATTTCAGATAACAAGATCTATGACAAGCAGCCCGCCCGTTTCGATGACGTAGCAATACACGCAAAGGTGCTGCTCGTGTGGAACGCCAGAAAGGTTTAACTCGACAAAATTTATAGGGAGATTTTCTTGTCAGCCAATTTTATTCCCCAAGACTTTTCTGGCTCCAATACGATTACACATAGTGGCATTTTAAAGCACTTCAAAACAGTAGAGCCAGTACAAGCGCTAGCCGAGCTTATATGGAATGGGTTCGATGCAGGCGCCTCATTTGTCAATGTTTTGATTCAGAGCAACGACATAGATGGAACCGAACTATTAACCATTCTGGATAACGGTAAGGGCATTAATTTTAAATCACCACAAGACAACTTTCGACGCTTCAACGACTCATTAAAAAAAGATTCTTATGACACGCACGGCTCTCACGGACGCGGCCGACTTGCATTCCATAAAATCTGCAATACAGCCACATGGTTTACAAGGTACGAGGGCGGCAACGCCATCATTAGAGTTGCAAGCAGCAATCTTAGCGACATCGAAGGCCGGACCATTCCAACTGCTGAGCAACATCCCTTTCTTGATGGAAGCGACTCCGGGACATGCGTTGTCCTTTCTGATTTCAAGAACAATTTCCCTAGTCAAGACTTTATAATCTCTGAATTCAGGCGAATCTTTGGCGCGCACCTTGCCCTAATGCCGCATAAGTCTTTGCGCGTGAATGGTCACATTGTCACGCCGCAAGATCATGATTTATATGAAGTCAAGGTAAATTCCAAGGGCGATCAATTTGAGGTTAAGCTCCTTCATTGGAAAGAGAAGCCTGGCTCTGAAAAGTCCTTCATCCACCTAATCAATACCAATAGCAAAATTCTTTATAAATTCCACAGTAGTCTCAATCGCAAGCGTGGATATTATTCATCGATCTACGTGAGGTCCGCGCTTTTCGACCGATACAGCGACGACAGCGATTCTCTTCACGAACCAATCGGAGCATTCCTTGTAAGCAGTCAGTTCAAGGAGCTAGAAAGTGAAATTGGCGCCTTTGCGAAGCGCATGTATGCCGAGTTCCTCATCAAACAAGCTGAAAAGCACGTATCTCAATTTGAAGAGGACGGTGATTTCCCTGAATATCCAAACTTGGATGCTCAAGAGTCAAAATGGCGCTTATCACATGTCAAGAACATCGTTAAGGCTGTATTGGTTCGCGAACCAAGCTTGCTGGTGGGAAATAATAAAAAACAGCGCCGACTGATCATAAGATTATTAGACAGACTGTCAGTTTCAAACGAAAATAGCGGCATATTTGAAATTCTAGAAAGCATTCTAAATTTGGATGCCGCCGCCATGACAAAACTTGCCGATCAACTCAAAAAAACCAAGCTCGACAATATTATAAACACCATTGAAATCCTGCAAAATCGAGAGCTGGCGATTTCCCAAATCAAGGAAATCATGAACACTCATTATGCCACAGTCCGCGAGACCCCTGACCTGCAGGCCGTTATTGAAAGTAACACATGGCTGTTCGGAGCCTCATACGAAATCCTAGGGGCTGAAGAGGCAAGTTTTACGGAAACCACTCGAAATCTTCGCTCAACCATTAAAGAGATTGAGGGAGTAGATGTAGGCGACCTCGCTGAGGGAGTCGAAATCGAAGGTGCGAAAAAACAGGTAGACCTGCTGCTTGTCCGAAGACAGCCTCAGATCGACCCAAGCGGTAGAAAGTACTTCCGTTGCGTCATAGTAGAGATCAAGCGCCCCGGGGTATCATTAAATGACAAGCATCTACAACAGCTGGACACGTATGCTTCAATTCTAAGTAGATACCCTGCTTTTAACAGCGATTTAACTCGATTCGAACTACTTCTCGTCGGCCGAAGCATTTCAAGTGAGGCATTTGCAATCCATAATCGCTTAGATACCTCTAAGATTCATGGTGAGCCTGGTTTGGTAACCTCTACCCCGAAGATCAAGACCTATATCAAAACCTGGCCCAGAATCTTCGATGAATTTGAACTTACTAATGACTATCTATTAGAACATCTGAAAACTCAGCGAGCTGACCTTTCATCAGCCACCAAAGATGAGCTGTTGGCAGGCCTCACCAGTCGTAATCCTGTAGCCGAGCCGACGGAAGCTTAGCTCGGCTTTGGTGATGGGCCTAATAATGGCCCATCACAGTTAAAAAGGCGCCTCTTCCTCTTCGTGGCGCACCAGGCCCAGTTCAACTTCCCTCTCGATCACCCGGTCATCATCCGTCGGAGCATCCCATTGCAGGATCACCGATCCGTCATCACAGGACGTCATGTCCAAGCCGTCAGTCTCTGACAGCAACTCCAGAATCGCGTCCCAATCCTGATCGCTGTCAGTGTCCATTTGATGGATCAGAACCTTCCTGCCGAACTGCGCCAGCGGTGAGTTGATCATCGCCGAAACCCTCAGCCCTAAGCGCTCCAGTCCGGTGAGCTCATCCCTGCGTGCGAAATTTTCCTGCACTGACATCAGAAGCCTCCTACTAGCTGTATGCATATACAGTATTTCAAAAATACACAAGCGTGCTTGCATTCAATGCGCAAGCATGCTTTTATTTGTGCAAGTTCGCTTGCATTTGCATCGAGCCAGGTAGCTGCGGCAGCCATCGCTCTTTACACAACCAGACGTGACCACCTCGACGCACCCAGGCCATTACCTGGGTCGGGACAAGCTAAGTCGTCGACCACGCAGCCTCTGGATAGCTGCCGGACTCCCCCATGGGAGGACGCCAAA